AACAGATTCACTAACCTCGTTATAGTCTGCGTCAACCCCAAATATAGCTACTGTACGTGCGCCAGTACCAGCAGAGGTATCATTAGCACTACTAGAACTAATTTTAAGAACCGAGGCGGTGGTTGGGTGGGGTACAGTTCCGCCGTCTGGCCATACTGACTCTTCTGTTTGGTCAAGGTCGCCGTTGTAACCAAAAATTGTAACGGCTGAGTGTCCAGCAATTTGATTACGAGCAACTTGAAGTTCAAATGGCTCGTAAGCACCTTGAACGGTTACTGAGTGTGCGGGGGCTGTGTACGGATTGTAGGCGTTAGCCATGTATTTCTCCTAAAAGGTTAAAGCGGCGGGACTAGCCCGCCGTCTGTATTAGCTATTTGTGTAGCCAGAACCGTAAGGAGTAATTGTGCCGTCAGAGTTGCGACCAGTGTACTGAATAGACAGTGTGCCAGCGGAAGCTGCTTCAGAAGCCAAAGTGATTGTGCAATCGTACGCACCAACGTTAGCTAACAAATTAGCTACGGCAGCAGAGGCTGTAAATACTACAGCAACCTTACCTAATGCAGTAGTTGTCAATGTGCCGACAGCAGTTGTTGTGCCGTTAACAGTCAAGCTAACTGCGCGTGAGGCTGCGCCAACTACGTTTAAGTAGCCGTCGATAGAGTGAATGATAGAGCCGGCTGGGATTACATCGGTTGCCGCAGCAGCGGCAACAATAGCAACTTGTTGGGAAATCTGAGCGGCGCCAGTGTTGTCAGCAGAAATTGTGCCGTCGTTGCTGGTTGTTTGACGTGTGTTAAGACGTAATGGGAGTGTAAAAGTTGATGACATGTTTAATTCCTTATCTTAGTGGGTATCCCAAACTGTCTCTAAGTCGTCTCGCCGGGAAGTGTCGGTGGTCAGAGTGGGATTATCTTCCTTATTTTAACTAATACGCAATCTAGGGTAAATACGCCCTAGATAGGGAATTTGTTTGATTTTTTGACGTTGTCTGAGCCAGGGATGACTCTAAGATTGGAAAAGACATGCAAGCCCGATACTTTACGGCCTTGAAGTGGGATAATGTGGTCTACGTGGTGTGGGGTTCCAGATGCTTTGGATATCATAGCGGCTAATTGGTATTTAGCAGTTATTAGGTGGGCGTCAGAATCCCATGCTGGAACTCTTTGCAATAAAGCCGCTTGGCGCTTACGTGTGCGGGCCAAGTGCATTTCAGGATTGGCTTTGTTATGCGCGTTTGCGCGGGCAATCGAGGCTTCTTTTATATGGGGTTGGTTACCCCACACAATTTTGTCTAAACGCTTACATTCAATACAAGTTCTATTACTCAAAAGACGTTCTGCAATATGGTCGTGTTTACATGGCTTACCAGTATAATATCTGGTTAGCTTTTGTTTAATGGCTTGTTGTCTTGAAATTATTTCCATACTTTTACTAATACGCAAAAAGCCACCCTTTTGAGGTGGCTTTTTGACTTTTTTACAACTTTTTTATAACTAATTAAACACCTTGTGTGCCAAATAAGTTACGTGCATCGTGCCATCCAGTCGCGTAACGCTCAGTAGCCTTATAACGCATGCTATCTGTTTCAAAATCGCCTTCCATGGATTTCTCCATTGGACGACGCATTACGAGCATGAGACCATTCTCAGCATCAGTCTGAACAAACCATGCCTTGGATGAAGACAAACGGGTTACAACGTGTGTACCCTTTGGCAACATACCAGTGGACTTGATTGGGTTCAAATCATTGTCAGCTGTACCAGAACGGAGTACAGACTTGAGGATAACCTCAGCCTGGAACTCGAGTGCTGGAGGAACAACTAATTGCTCAGCCTTCAAACGAATACGCTTACCGTTATTGTCGATAGCGCCACGGATCTGAATAAGCATTTGCTCAACAGAAGTCTGTGACAATGAAGCAGCTGTAGACAATTTATTGCTAAATGTTTGACCATTAGCGATAGGGTGAGCTGTGTTAATCAAAGTTACGCCGTCACCACCAGTGTAGCCAGTTGTGAACGCGAAGTTCAACAAGTTAGCACATAAGGTTTCCTTAGTTTCAATCATAGATTGAGCTAAGTGCTTAGCGAATGTAGAGCCGATACGGATGTGATCGCCGTCTTCCATCAAAACTTTGGTCAAGGCATAAGCCAAGCCATAGATTTGGTAGATGAAACGGGTGATGTACAAAGTACCACCTTGATCGTAGCTAACTGGAGTACCGTCAGGCATCGCAGGAGCTGCGTTCATACCGAAGAGCATTACTTCTTCGTGGTAGTTACGTGGAATACCTTGGATCTGTTCAACAAATCCTTTCCACTCGTCGGCACGTTGTTCGTAAACACCGTCAAAGACTTCGTTGATAATCGGTTCGACTACCGCACGAAAGTCCGTACTACGCATTGGAGTTGCCATTGCTTATTACCTTTCTTTCGTTATATTAAACCGAGATCGCAGGAGCGACGATTTGGCTGTTAGCTACTTGAACTTGGACGATTGTCTTAGCATCTGCCCAGGCATTTGTTTCGCCTGTTGGGAATGCTACTTCACGACCTAGACCTACTACTTTAACTTGACCTTGTGCGCCTGCAGAAACAGGAGCTGAAGCCAAAGCTGTTGTAGAGAAGCCAGCGCCACCGTTGCCGATAGATGAGCCTGTCAAAGGTGTGTTTGTTGCGTCAAAGTCATATTCGCGACCAATTGCTGAAGTTGCTACAGAACCGTTGCACTGAATCTCATAAACCAATGCTGGGTCACTGAAGATCCAGAAAATGATTTGTGTAGAAGCATCGAGTGTAAGTTTTGAAGCCCATTTAGCTACTGAACGACGGCCTTGTGAATCGGTAAATTCAACACCATCAAATACACCAAACATACGGCCAGTTGCGGCTAATGTTGGAGCAGGGATCAATTGACCCGATGAGTTGATTGCTACTGGTTGATATTGGTAGAAAGACTGACCAGTTGTGAGACCGTAAGGTGCATTGTAAGTATTGTCAGTAGCAGCTTGGAAGCTGTTTGTACCAACAAACTGAGTTGCACGATCCAGACCACTTGGGTGGTAGGCAGGCTTCAGACCAAAGGGAAGATATGTCGTAGACATGTATAGTTATTCCTTTTGAATTTTTTGAAGAATGTTAATCGAAGCGAATATTACTATTCGCTCTTGCGGCCTCTTTTTCCAATTCCAAATGTCCACCGTCAAGAATTGAGCGTCCGCCCTTACCTTCTTGTGCACTTTGACGTACACTAGCAGTAATGTTGCGTTGATGATCTAGCGGATCCTCTAGGTGCATCATGCGCATCACTTCTTGATAGATTTCTTCTGGAAGTTTGAAGAGAACCATTTCGTTACAGCTAACACAGCCTTCAAACTTGCCCGAGCTCATTTTACCTAGTCCTTCAAAGCCTTTACCTAATTCCGAGGCTTTAACTGGTTCATAACCCAATGCTACGCGTTTGTCGATACTGTCATAATTATTTGTGGTAGATAACCAGCACAAATGAAACCCAGGTATGATTCCTCCTGGTAGGTCTGGCAACGCGCTATTTTGCCATTTATCTCTGAACGCTTCTGCACGTTCGCGCTTGGTTTTATTGTCTGGATCTTCTGTTGCGATCCGCTCTTTAGTTTCTTGGACTCGATCTGCTAAGCGATCATCTAAGTCACGTTTGATTCTTGTATTTGCCATTTTAATTAACCTTTATTATCACGATCATACTGTGCATAAGCACGGATCATTTTGTTTCGTTTTTCTGTATCATCCCATGCGCCAGCGTCTTTAATTGCACTTACTCTTTCACGAGAGAGTGTAATAGTTCCTGGCTTTGATGCACCGGCATTTGAAACCCTGCTAGAAGCGGTTGGGTTTGCACGTCGGCTGCTACCACCTTTAGAGGTGTAGCGGTGTGGTAAACGACTTGATAAACGACTGTCTAACTCTTCCCAATATTCAGAATCACTAGGATCCCAACCATCGGCTGCGAGTTCTTGGTCAATTACTTTGGCAATTCTACTATCTGTATCTCGGGCTTGTGGATCAAACCAGGAGTTCTTCTTCAACCACTTAGTTGCATTTTGTTGCACTTCAGTTGTAGTTGGATTAGGAACGTTCTGCTTTGGACTTTTTGCTGCCTCGAGTTGTTCTTTTTTGTAATGCTGAACTTGTTGCAGACGTTGCTTGGCTTCTGTTAGTTGCTCTAAGTATTCCATCTGGCCATTAACATCTCCAGACTGCGCCGCTTGCACCATCTTCATTTTAGCGTACTCGACACGGGTGGATTCATCTTCCATTGCCTTGTCAATCTGCGCAAACTGGTATGACGCTGCTGTATTTTCTACTGCGGCTAATCGTCTTGCTAAGTCTTCATTACGGCGCTCTAACGCGCTAATCTTGTGCTTTGAGGAGGCCTCACGTTGCTTTTGAAGTTCTTTCTTTAGCCTACGCTCTTCACGTCTGGCCTCACGAATCTTCTCACGCTCGTCGTCTGATTCACCCTCATCAGCTGCTTCGTCGTCACTGGCTTGCTCTTCTTCAGAGTCATCACTAGCTTCTACTTTATGTTCTTCTTCATCGTCAAAACCTTCTGGTTCTTCGATTTTGGCTAAAACGGAGCCATCTAATTGTTCCTTGATAGGAACGTCTTTTTCTTTATCTGCCATACTTTTCTTTCAAAAGTTAATCTACAAACGCCTTCATACGTTGCGCATACTCAAATGATTTGATCTTAGAGATCACTTCACGCGCCTGCAATGTAATAAACACTACCGCCGCGCCATCATCGTCTGGCTGCACTACGAAACGATCGCCACCGTACTTAATAGTACGAACCAAGTCACCAACATTACACCAAGGGCCTTCAGGCCAAGGAGTTAGGTCATCTGGGCTTTTATACGCCAGGGGGCCGATGTCAATTACTTTTGCTACTGTCTCGTTAAAACGTAACGTTTGTTTGGTTTCATCAACTAAGATGATACCGCCCTTACTTGTTGTCTTTTCCCTGCGTAACTGCACAAGTACTCTGTCTCCAAGAATCTCTACGCCTGAATCTACGTCTGGGAAACATTCCTGTTCCGAACGCAAATCTGGTTCGTCTCTTGTATTAAAATCAATCGCCATCCCGGCAATCCTTTCTAAACTCTTACGAGTTGTTTTCGTCGTCTTCTGTCAAAATTTCATTTACAATATCTAAGGCTAATTGCAATCCTTGGATAACGCCAATGTTTTGTTTGTAGTCATCAAAAGAATTGATGTTTACTCCCGCGGTGACAGCCTCCGCTTGATCGTTTATCTCAGTCTTTACACGACCGATGATCTCGCCAATAATGTCTTTCATAATTTCACTAATACGTAGAACGGAATAAATCCGCCCTAAATATTAATAGAAATTTCCACCGCCAATATCTTTAAGATTCTTATCTGGTCCAACTTTGCTTGATCTGGCAGGACGCTTTTTAAGGTCTGCGTTATTTGCGCGCTTGGAACCAGAGGCTCCCTTGTCTAAATTCTTTTCACCAGGGCCGCCGCCGCTAGTAATCTTTCCAGTTTCCTGGTATGTTTGACGAAAGCCTTTATTGTCGGCCATTAGATTGCTCCTTTAGGGGGTTGGGGTGCTGCTGCTTGTTGTTCTAACGCTTGTTGATGCGTTTGATCGTTTTGGTCCATAACCGTGGCATGATCTAAACCAGTTTGCATGGCTTGGTTTTGTGCTTGGGCGCCTTGCTGCATCATTTGTTGCTCATGCTGCTGCTGAGCCAATGCTGCCTCTTTCTGGTGTGCTGCTTGCTGTGATACTTGGTCTGCCTGAGACTGAAACGCTTGTTGCTCAATTGCTAATCCATGCTGGCGGATCTCGGCGTCAGATGCCTGAATGGCGTCCATTGCAGATATGGCCTGCTCATGCTCTAACTGAGCCTGTTGCTGATCCATTTGTACACCAGCATTAATCATGGCGACGCGTTCTTTTGCGGCGTTGTTGATGTTTGCCATAGCAATATCGGTAGCGTTACGCTGGTTGTCAATATTGGTCTGTGTGGAGTACTTAGCCTGCAACTCTGTAACTTGCTGTTGCAACTGAGCCACCTTGATCTGGTAGTCTTGTTGCGAGCGTTGCATTTCGCCTTGCATTTTGAGCTGAGCCTCTTGCGTCTTGCGCTGAGTCTCTGCCATTTGAGTCTTGACGATTGCTGCGGCAGTAGGATCGGCCATAGCGGCTGATTGCTGTGATGCCTCTTTGGCTTGTTGTACTTTTTGAGCCAGTGCCTGGATCTGTTGTACGTACGGGCCCATAGATTCTTTGGAGTCTTGATCTACTAACTGAGACGCCAGCGCAAGTGCCTGCTGAGCTTTTTGATCTAATGGCTTTTCTTGATGGAGTTGTAGTACATCTCTACCACCAGAAGCCTTAGCAACATAAGAACGCATAGATTGCAAGTAGTGCAATGTTAAATGCTGTTTAATATGCTCTAAAGCATGAGGAGCAAAAGTAGGCCCAATAACAGGGTTGCCGCCGTAAGCTGGGTTATTTGCATATTCAAGGTGAATCTTAATGTGTGAAATATGGTCTTGGTCGGGATAGGCGGCAGCGGGTCGTCCCATCGTCATAGAGACATTCTCTAGTGCTGGATTGGATTCGTTGGCGCCTAATGGGTTTGGCAATACTTCTTCTAACTCAGGAACTTTGAGTTGTTTTAATACGCGCTTATACACAGCACGCAAGTCAAACATTCCTGGAGGAGCGGATGTTGCCATCTGAATTAACGCTTGGTTTTGTGCTAGGCGTTGTGTTTCAGAGAATATGTTTGGATCTGATACAGGACGGATATCATTGTTGTACGAGAAGTCACGCACTTCAATTTCTGTTCCGGACTGGTTGTCCATCTCTTGCAAGTACCAATGGTTCAGGCGTGAGATAATCTTAAGGGACATTGCCTGACTGCGGTGCAGTCTAGCATGAATAGACGAGTAGACCTTAGCACCTTGCTCAATCAGAGCCTGAGTGGTACCTACTGGTGTGTTGCTATTAGCGTCAGCAATCTTCTCTTCCGAGGTAGTTACCACACCCTTAGCCTGTGCTGTTAGCCAACCCATCAATTCCATTAACACAGAAGATGGTGGGTTAAATGGCATTGGCATAGCAATCTGACGGATGTCCGTCACGCCTGGTCCGGCTTCTACTTCAATTACTTGTGTTGGCTCAATTCTATCACTCTGACCGGATACACGTCCAGTTTTGAGTTTAAGCATTGTCTGGCTGTTGTTAATATGCGCAGCGTCCAAAAGAGCACGAAGGGCGCCAGTAAGCGCCGCGGACAGTCCACCAATAAGGTGTGGTAAACCAATAGCGTAAGCACCACGCCAAGGGATAAACTTAAACTCAACATACCAATCTAATTTGATTAGTTTGTCATCGTTGCATTCCCAGTTACGGCGCAATGAAAGTACCTTAGACGAAGACTCGTCAATGGTTAAAATGTATGGTGCACGCTTGCCGTCTGTCTCTGGGTCTTCTTCCAGTCGCATAAAGCAAGTGATCTCATAGACACGACGTAAACCATCAATGTTCTTGGATGGCTCAGACTTACCTTCAATCTTATTGTTTGCTTTTTCAGATTGAGTCTGATCTGTTAACGGTGCGTCAGATGTATATTCACTGTCAATGTCACGATAGATACCAGCGTCAACGCGCTGTTGAAATGTATCTTCTGTAATGTCTTGTTGTTCTGTTACTCGCTGTGAGTTATAGAAGTTAGTTGTTGAGTATGGTAAGATGATGTTATCAATTGGTACCCACTCACAAGTAGGACGCTTTTGTTCTTCATCAAAGCGCCACTTAAGGAACTGTGACCCACCTAATGGCAACTGTGTTAAGAGTTGTTCCATCTCATCGCGGTACTCGGCAATTTGTTCTGATAACTGCCAGTTAAGGAAATTAACCTTGCGGTCTGCTACTTCTTGTTTTTGTTTTCCGTCTTCGCCTTTGATATTGGACTTGACGATTCCGTCTGCTGGTAGTAGCTCCTTGGCTGAGGAAGCGGCGAAGTCAACGCAAGCCTCTGCCATAACAGGATGAACAACTTTAGAAGCACCATCGAAAGTAGCCCCGCCAGGAGCGTCCTTACCAAGACCAGTGCGGCGTAAACCCTCCTCATACTGCTTATCTCTTTGCTTGCGCGCGTCTTTGTCGACATCAATATAGTCCAGGTACTCGGTGGCTAAGCTATCCAAGTCTCCCTCGTCAAACTCTTCTGCTAGGTTAGCATAAAATTCGGGGTTTTTAAGTGGACTACCTTTTTCAATATAGTTTACTACCACGGATCCATCATCTAATTCAATAACTTCTTCTTCAACTTCAGATGGATCTAAGCCTAGTTCTGCTTCGTATGCCTGCATGTCAGCTTCTTGCTGAGTCGCTTCTTCAATATCTTCTTCACGGTCAAGACCGGGCAAGTTACCGCCTGTTTGCATCGGGAGTTGTGGTTGTGCCATAGATTTTTTTTATGTTTTGCTGAAACGTCAGCAATTAGGAATGGGTTGGGCTAGAACATGCCCTTATTTTAACTAATACGCTATTTAGAGGTATTCCGCCCTATTGCGCGTACGGGTTGGCGTATTTCTTCCTTGCAATGTCATCTGAGTAGTCATAATCGCGCACTGGCAGTGGGTCTAGCTGTAGCCAGCCCTGATCCCTCAAAATACGCAGCGCTTGTGACAACGCGTCTACGTAGTCGTCGTGGCCTTGTGCTTCAGGGAAAGAACACACCTGGCGCATAAAACGTTTGGCCCATTCTGCTACTTCACCCTTTTTGACTGGATCTTCTGGAATATATATTCTTCCCTTAGCTACTAATGGGGCGACAATGTTTAATCGTTGAATTTTATCTGCTCTTCCAGGGTTGTACCCTTGGACTGGTATTCCGGCGCCTTGGAGCTCTTGAATCAATGAGATACCCGCAGACTTGTCTTCCATTAGTATGAGGTCTGCCTTTTTGCCTTTACCAAACTCATTGTCCGCGCCGTAGACAACCTCTTTAAAGTCATTAACTACTTTACGACGCAGCTCGGGGTACGAGAGGTGTTCATCCCAAGCGTCAAGAAGGATTGCACACATCCCACCATCTAGTTCTTGGAATACACCCCACACCTCACAGGCGGTTGGGTCGTTAATTGTCTTTTCGGAGGTCGCTGGGTCATACGAGGCTAAGACGTACTCTAGGGTAGGAGTTGGCTTATTGGCAGGCCACAGTTTAAAATGCTTTCGTTTAATAATGCCAGTCGACTCTGGATCAAGAATTTCTCCGTAGATTTCTTGTCGGCCCATATCGGTGCCGTCATAGGTCTCAAGCTGTTTAAAGAAGGTCTCAGAGAGGTTTTCACGATTATCATAAGATGAGGCATTAACCATGTAGACGTCACCACCGATCTTACCCTCGGCTAAGTCTACAATTGTTTCCCTTGGTTTTGGTGTGGTGGTAATAATTTGCTGCACCCGAGCGATTCTGGGGTCCTTAAGACGGAGGGTAAACTGTACGCCGTCGTAGGCCTCGTCGAGGTAATCAAACGCACACAGCTCGTCAAACCAGGCTCCGTGGAACTGCTTACCACGGTAGCGCTCTGGCTCTGAGGCTGGAATGCCCTGAATGATTGATCCGTTGACGAGGGTAATCTCAAAGAGTGACTTGTTGTAATCGCGTATAAGTGAGGAGGGGATGATATTAATAAGTCCGGAGTCTCCCTCGAAACAAGTCGCACGGATATCATTAGAGGTTGGGGCGGTGACGAGCCAGCGTGTATTGTCAAACAACCAAGCCCTAATACCAATCCAATGAGATGCCGTGTGAGTCTTACCGGATCCACGACCGGCAAGCATGAGAAATGTGTCATATTCGTTGTTGTCTGGTTCTTTTTGGTGTGGTAGTGCCTGTAAAGACCACTTAATGCGCCATAATGCCGCGTCTAGCTCCTGCTTTGGCCAGTGTTGTCGTGCCGCGGCAAATTTTGTCAATTCGCTGGCTTGCTTTGTTGTTAATGACATGCTATAAATCCTTCTCCAACTAAAAAAGTCCCGTCTTGGCTGTCTGTTTCGATGTGGACGCAGCCTTGTGGCTCTATTTCATACACGTCGGTGATAAGGCGCCAGTGTTGTCGCACCTTGACAGGCTTTGGTGTCTGGTTTTCTAGTAGTTTGTGCTTTGTCTTGATAAATAGGTTAAATTCTTTAAGGTCTTCACGATAGTCTAGCTGTGTCTTAGCACCTAAAGACTCGGCAAGGTACTGAATTTGCTTTATGACGAGCTTATTCTTGTCAGTTAGGCGAAATCTATCTAACTTTTGGTTATATAGGCCTCGTTTTGCGTGCATTATGCCACTTAAGAGCTCTAGTCGCTGCTCCGCGGAGGATAATAAGTAATTATTTGGAATGCTGGTGGGGATATTGGGAAGTAAGTGGGTTCTAATGGACGGGTTTACCAGGAACGTAGTGCGGCCATTGGCTAAATGCCACTTTTCAGTTAGCTGGTACCCAGCGTCTTTGAATTTTTTCTTGACACCGGCGTCCACATCGGCAAAGGTAGTAACCATTCCGTTTTTTCGGTGGTTAAAGAACCAAAACCCAAAGATAAACGGTGGGACCGGCAGGTCTTTGTGTGGGAGTTGCAACGAGCCAGCGGTGGGGATGGAGTACTGGAACCGGTTTTCGTTTTTTGTTAACGGGATGCTGGCTAGTTTGGAGATAGGTGTAAGGCTAAGTGGGCGCTTGAATTTGAGCTTACCCTTGTACTGGTTAACTCTGTCACGGTACTTCTTGTTTTCCAATGGGAGAGTCAGGTGTTGATCCCCGGCCACAGTTAGCCCGTCCATAAGCTGTAGCTCATAGCAGTTCTGCGCTCGGTATTTCTGAATTAGCTTAATAGTTGCGGGTTGTCCTAGTCGGTCAAACACCACGTCGCCTTCTACAAGGTCGTAAGCAAACTTCCAGTAGTCAAGAGTTAACACTCTTTCTGTTGCTAGTATCGCCATAAAAATTATCTAAGACCCAACGGTCTAACCATTTTCCCAAGGGGGTGCGGATGTTGTTTTGAATTTTGACTGGCAGGTTTTGAATGTTGAGCGCGTCTTCGGATAGCTTTAAACGAAACTCTAAAAACTTTACGGTTTCGCGGTCCAGTATCTCAATGGGTGCGTCAGCCTGGTCAAAGTTGTACAAGTCGCATACCAGTATCCGAAAGCCTCTTAGCTTTCCTGGCGGATTTTCCAATGCGCCTTGAATTTGATAAACGTATTTGTTCATACTCCTACTAATACGCAAAAACAAGCGTCTATGACTATATAACTAAAAATCATATAGAACAGTTTCTATATAACTAAAAGTTTTGTTTGACAGGGTTGGCAGTCTTGGCAGTCTTTATTCCAAGTCACTCCCACTTATCAATTTTCTTTTTTGCTTTAAAAAATAAAAATATGAGATAAAGACTGCCTAGTGTGCCACGGACGCTGTAACTCATTGATTTTAAAGGAAACAGGTGTTTCATTCCCTGTCACGAAGACTGCCACGAGACTGTCAAATTGACAGGGAAGGTCAAAAACGTAAGGGTTTACCCTATTAGGGTTTACCCTATGTATGACAGTTTTTTAAAAAAAAATTTTACAAACATAACTAAAAGTAATATAGAACCTGGGGAACTGCACAAATTCAGGCTTTTGCATGGGGCCACCGCCCAGGCCAGGGGGTCGGCAAAATGGGTGGTCGATATATTGAAAAGGGACTCTCATTTCACATTGTGAAACGGCATCTCATCATGCGGTATCCGCGCCCAAGCACCCATTGTCCGAGCCCAGTCAGGCTATGCACCACATTGGTGCACTAAGTAAGTGAGTACTCACTGGGGCGCACCATGTTGGTGCACTAAGTAAGTAAGCACTCACACCAATGCACCAACATGGTGCGTAAGCCAATGCACCAATATGGTGCACTAAGTAAGTAAGCGCACACTAACATAGCACTAAGGGTATGTACCTATTGACGGATAGGAGGGGCGAGAAGGGGTCGCCACGCTGTCTGCCACTGAGGTGAGGGGGTAGTGAGGAGTGGTGGCTGATCTCTAGTCAGGCAGTAAGTACAAGGGTCTCAGGGCTACGGGCGTGCGAGGGCTGGGTGGTAGGGTGGGCGGAGTGTTGTGTTTAATCACAACGCCAGCGATCCCACAATAACCCCACAATATAGTCAGGTATTAAATACTTGTTGATATCTAATCCAAAGGTCGGTATACTGTTTTACATCGGAAGTGCAGTGGCTAATCCACTCAGGTAGTAAGCAAGTAGCACAGCGCCCAGCGCCACACCATCGCCCTTGCCTCTGCTCCCGCTGACATCGGACTGTCTCCAGTGACTAAGTACCAGCTGGGTTATCAACGTGGCAGACCTCACGCACAGTGCAAGACGTGAGCGAAGAGATACCGACGGCACTAAGTAATTGCAACAGTCGGCAGATAGTAATGCTCAGAGCGCCTTGTAACAGGGCGCTCGAGGCAGTACTAACACACAACCACACAGGAGCTATACCATGACTACATTAACATTCAAGCAGTTAAACACTATCCTTGAATTGTTGCAGGCAGAGCGCAGGGTACATAACAGTACTACTCACTTCCACGACGGGATTGTAAAGGACTCACTCAAGGGCAACCCTGAGAAGTTAGCATTCCTAGTAGATCAGCAGGATGCAAACTACAAGCGCAAGGGTGACCTAGATCATACATTCTACGCAGTCAAGGAATTGATTGACAATTTCAAGTAAGCAGGTCGAAACAGTCGAGAGACTGTCTCAGCGTTAAGCGCTGACTGATGAGACCAACATTACTAGGAGTAATAAATATGTGGTATATCCAACAATTTACATTTAACACTTGGAATAATTGCTTTAGCTACCTAGGAGATCATTACGATACTGCTAAGTATGACCTAACAAACCTAAGGGCAAAACACCCAAAATTGCAATTTAGACTTATTTGTGAAGATAATTTTTAACCAAGTCGAAACCACGTTGACGTGGTCTATACGTTAGACGTATACTGATGAGACTAAACTACGGGAGCTATATGAAGACAATCAATATCGGGCTGGCTAATCCATTCACTGGTGAGCTCAACAGTGTCGAGCAGACACTGGCTGAGGCAATCAAGTGCGTGCGTGGCATTGAAGACATTGCAGTACGTCGGAGCGCCACTGAGCCCACAGTAATAATCAGGTTCAAGCAGGCAGTCGACTCACTCAACAAGATCGCCACTGCTCTCGATCAGGACTGCGTCGCAGTCTATGACGACGAGACAGGCACTGGCGAGCTGTATGGTGACAAGGCAGAGCAGTGGGGCGCATTCAACCCCGAGTACTTTCTAACAATCTAGGAGCAACACCATGAACAGATATAGCATAATCAAAACGAGTAACGGGTATATGGTGGAGGATGAATTCACTGGTGACTACCTATATGATGAACAGGGTAATAATTGCTTTGACGATCGCACCCAAGCCCAAGAGCTAGTACGCAAAACCAAAGAAGAGGCAGTATGACAACACACTATAAGTACACCATTAAGACACCAACCAAGACGCACGAGTTTAAGCGCCTCAAAGACGCTAAGGCATTTGCGCAGTATTGCGCTGGTTTGACGATCATTAACTACGTAAGGGTATAAGCAGGTCGAAACACCGCGAGGTGTATACGCGTCAAGCGCGTACTGATGAGACCAACATAGGAACTAACATGAGCGACCAAAATTTTGAGTACGAGAATCTAACAGTTACCCTGATCGGGCGCACTGACAACGGCATCGACGGCAGTGACGAGTACGTATTGCTCTCATCTACTGATGGAGAGCTAATCAGCACCGAGCAAATCGACCAGCTATTTTGGGAGAAGTGGGGATACGAGACGCGCCAAGAGGCTGGAGGCTATTTTTGCACACAGTACAGTACATTCCCCCACCAGTATGGCGCGGATCGCGTGGTGGTG